GTAGAAATGGCAATCTCAGGCTATTCGAAAACCAGATCGCGGAACAACTAGATACCCTCGGAATCAAAATCAAGGGGCAAGTTAACAGCTATATGGAAGCGGTCAATAGGCAGCTTCAATTAGGGGAAACAGCACAATTATCTGTAGATGACGTTGTGAGGCGCATTAAAACGAACGCCTTTGGGTTGGCCCCTAAAACACCATCGGGAGCGTTAACAAAGAACCTCCGGACGATTACCAGAACCTACGTTGCTGAGGTTGACACCAACTCAAAACTAGCTTATGGTAGAAACGACCCTGATATAGTCGGGGTGGAAATCGAACGAGGACCGGGTGAGTGTTCCAGCAACGTTTGCGGTGACGCATTAGGGGGGATAGCAGAAGGTGAAACGGCAAGCTTTCTTTATAAAGAATATCAGCCATCACTACCTCCATTCCATCCCAATTGCAACTGCTTGGTTGTTGGATACATCTACAAAGACGACACGGAGCTTATCGAAGAGGCCCGGGCGTTTGGGAAGTCAAAGCTCAAGGGAAACCAGGTTTACGCGATTGCCGTTACTGGTAATTGGCAAGCCGCAAATGAATTGGCCAGGAAGTTAAACAAGGCGAAAAAGTAACGACGTACGGAGTTAACAGAAACAACTTAGGGGTAAGTTATGAGAGAACAAAAGAAGCGGATTATTAAAAAAACTAAACTTCAATTTTGTTGTGGAGCGATGGCGCAAGCCTTTGCCGAGGGCGGTAGCGCATCTTCATTATTTTGGAGCATATCAAAAAACCCCAAGATGGGCATTCGTGTAGGCCAAGATAAAAGAATCCTACATATTTTATACTGCCCAAACTGCGGTAAGCCTGTCGAGGTCGAAGTTGGAAAAGATGAGGAACATCCAAACTCAGGGGAATAACTAAGGAGGAAACGATGGTTTATTCTAAATCAAAAGCAGTGACAATCAAAGAAGGCGACCAGGAAATTACGCTCGTTGACAACGAGTCCATCCACATCGCGAAAGACGCGCTCAAACTTTGGCGTGAGGCATTTGAGCTGGTTTATATGACTAGCACGACAGGCCCCGAATACGACAGCCCGCCCGACGACGACAGCGATAAGTGGACAAGCGAAGTGCCAGAGGTAAGCGGCTGGTATGCTTGCGAGTCTAGAGAACTTGAGTTAAGGGAAGAGATTCTTTTTGTGGACGATGATGGCGACGTTGTATTAGCAGGGGCAGACGACGCGTATACCCCTAGCAAGTTTAAACGGCATTATCCTGACGCTATTTTTTGCCCTGTATCGTTTCCATCACCACCAACGGACAAGTAAGACAAATAACTAACCCCGGGGCATAGGGCACCGGGAAAAACTACATAAAGGCGATCGAACCCATAGCGGGGGCGGTCGCCTTTTTCATTTGGAGAAAAGGATTCATGGCAGACGAAACTAAAGAGGGCACTGAAGATCAGGGCACTCAAGAAAACGAAGCGGATGAAAACCAAGTACAGGCTGCAAAGTTCACCTACGAGCAGGCAATTGCCGACCCCGAAATAAAGCGGGAAATCGATAAGGTGCGCGACCAGGCTGTTACCCAGGGGATTCAAACCTTCCAAGAGAACCAAGCTAAGAAGGCGCTAGACGCACAGGAAGAGGCTAAAAAGAAAAAAGCGACCGATGATATGCCGGAATGGGCTAAGTCGCTACAGGAAGATATTCAGGGCCTTAAATCAGAAAAGGAAAAGGCCAGCCTGAAGGATAAAATTAAAGCCGCCGGTCTTGAAGAATTCGCTGAGTTTATTGCAAGCGAAGATCAAATCGAGACATTTAAGGCTAAGCTTCCTGCCATTGCTAAAGCGGCCAACAAAGTAGACGACCTGAATCCGCAGAGTACGTCACCCAAGACCGTTCGCATTTCGCCTGAAGAGCAGGCTATCGCCCGTGATCGCGGGTTGAGCGATGCCGAGTACGTCTTATGGCGTGACGATCCAGAGGAAGCAATTAAACAATTACAGAAAACTAAGGAGAAAAGCTAATGGCTTTTGAATTTGCCCATTACATTAATGGGTCTACACAGGCCCGAGAAATCACCATGGTAATGAAGGATGCTATTTCCGTTACCTTGGGTGATATGGTCGAAGTTGATACCAGTGAGGCCGATTTTGGCGTCTCAGGATCTACCACACTTTTGGGCGTCTCAGCTGAATCCGTTGACAACGCCGCCGACGGCGAATCTTTGAAGATCATTGATGGCTTTAACGCTGTCTTTTCCATCGTTGACGCCAATGCCAGAGTTACCGGGGCCGCCCTGGACATTAACGGCACATATGACGGCGTTACCACCGATTCCAATAGCGACGTTGTTGTTGTTGAAGATTCCACCGCAACCGAGAAAACACTTGTTATGATTAGGCCGTCTGTGCATATCTTCACTACCGCGACTTAATCAACGCAAAAACTAGACCCGTTTTTAAAACTACATTGGGTGTAATCAACTTTCGATTGCCCAAGGAGCAAAAATAATGACTATGATTTCCGCCAATTGGGGAAACTTACTTGAGCCTGGATTGCGAAAAGCGTTTTTCGCTGGTATGGCCGAGTTGGACCCCGTTTACTCTAAACTCTTTAACGTTCAAACATCCGGCCAAGCCAATGAGGACGACTTGGTTATTGCTGGTCTTTCTAAGTGGGGCGCTCGTGAGGATACCGAGGCTATCATCCTTGATAAAATGGAAGAAGTCGGAACCGTAACTTACACCCACGAGACCTATCGCGAAGGGTTTCAAATTGCTAGGTCTCTTTGGGAAGATAAAAAATATGGTGTCTTTGAAAAGTGGTCTCAGCAGCTTGGTATGGGCGCTGGACGTGCTACCGAAAACCTCGCTGCTGGCATTTTTAATAATGGCTTTAGCGGTGGACAGGCCGGTGTCGATGGATCGCAACTGTTTGCAGACGCCCACGCGCTGAAGCGTAGCTCTTCCACCAATGATAATAGGGCTGTATTGGCGCTTACTGCTGACAATCTTGCTGTAGCAATTACCCAAATGAAGGGGCAGCTTGATGAGGCCGGTGAAAAGATTTACGTGCAACCCAAGATTCTCTTGGTTGCTCCCGGTTTGGAATTCCAAGCTCGCAAACTGATCGAATCTGCCGGTTATCCAGGTACTGGCAACAACGATATCAATCCTCTCAAAGGCTACCTCGAGGTCGTTGTATGGCCGTATCTGTCTGATGCTACTGCGTGGTTCTTGGTTGATCCTAGCATGGCTGAATTGAACTTCTTTTGGCGTATTAAACCCGAGTTTTATATGGACGAAAAGCGAAGCGGAACAAACGTGATTTACTTCGAGGGTCGTTGTCGTATGTCTTGTGGTTTTTCCCACCATCTGGGAACTCTCGGTTCCACTGGTGGCGACTGATCCTAATTAAATGGGCGGGGGGAAACCCCCGCTCTTCCTTTGGAGAAAAACAATGTCTGTTAAATCCTATCCCGCCAGAATTGGCGGTAAACGACCCATGGTAGAGGTTGCGCCGAAAGGCCAGCCCGAACCCGAGCCAAAACCAGAACCCGAAAAAGAACCTGTAAAAAAGGATAAGAAATAAATGAATTTCAAACATACTCTTTTCATTTGCCTTGCCATTATATTGGTTGGCGCGCTTGCTTATGCTGGCACTACCCACTTTACGGCACTAGAGGCTGAAGATATCACAGCAACCGACGACATGTCTTGTAATGACGACATGACGATTGGTGGCGATCTTACCGTTACCGGCGCGTTTTCAACCGCAGCTATTAGCCTAGGCGACGATGAGCCCCTTAATTTTGGTGCAGTGCCGGACGTTATTTGCAAATATGATGAGGCTGGCACCGACAGATTGCTTTGTACTTTCGCCGCCGCAAGCGGGCTTAACGTTGCGACTGGTAACATGTTTGTTGGCAATGGCGTACCTCTTCATACCCCCGATGGCGAAGATTTTTATGTAGAAGGATCATCCGAGCTTACAGGACACGTTTATACTAAAGCTAACGTTTACCTTGTAGACGATGCAATCCTCGCCTTTGGCCAATCTAATGACGCTTATTTCTGGTATGATGAAGCCACAGACGACCTCTTTAAGCTCACCGTAGCAAGCGCCGCAGGTGGATTACAACTTCAGGTCGGTAATCTCTTTATAGGCAACGGTAGCCCGGGCCAAACTATTGATGGTGAAGATCTTTATGTAGAGGGTTTGGCCGAAATTGACGGCATCCTTTATGCTGACGGTGGCATCTCTACCGCCGCCGATATTTCCGCCGGTGAAGCTACTCTCACCGCTATCGTTCTTGGCGACGATGAAGAGATCGCAATGGGCGCAGACGATGATTGGTCCATTAAAATGGATCCTGACGCCGGTGATTCTCTAGTCATTGAAGCCGCCCTCGCTACTCAGTACGCCGTTATTACAAAGGGAAACTTCGGTATTTCCGAATCAGCCATTAGCCCGGATCATGTTGGTAACGGTCAGGATCTTTACGTTGCTGATGCTATTGAAATTGACGGGACCGCCTACTTTGATGGCGATGTCAGCTTTGGCGGTGGGCAGTCTGTTAATGTAGCCAAGATCGTAGCCGGGACACATACCCTCGCGGCAACTGATTATATCCTTTCTTGCGATTACACCGCGACCGACACCGTGACGATTACTATTCCATCCGCACAGATTGCATTGTCGGGCCGGATCATTGTTGTCAAGGATTCTGGTGGTAATGCTGCATCCAAGAATATCACGATTAGTACTGAAGCGTCCGAAACTATTGACGGTGCTGGAAACTTGGTATTGTCCGCTGATGACGACTCTGTGAACCTGTATTCTGATGGCACCAACCTGTTTGTGTGGTAGGGGTTAACAATGGCTTACACGGGCGGACATTTAGAAGAGATCGGGGCCGGTATAATTGGAAGGGCTGTAAATGCTACCCTTTACGTTTCGCCCAACGGGACCACCGTTGGCGTTTGGCTTGAAATCCAGGAGATATAAATGTCCACTCTAGCAGAATGCAAAACCAACCTGGCAGCCGTTGAGGCCGAGATGTTAAAGGCTCCCAAAAACCCGGATACGCGAAACGTAGACGTGAAAAAAAAGATCGAAGGACTTTTGACGCTTGCGCAGTATTGGACCGCTCAAATTAACTCTAAGTCGGGACCGAGAAAAATACTAATAGGCGGGATTGATAGCGATGATTAAGATGGCGGTAACGGGGCTTAAAGAGACTAGCAGCGGGCTTAGAAAAGTTGGGTTAAGGATGCCCAAGGATTTAGATTTGACCCTTAAAAAGGGCGCTAATTCGATCATGAAGTACGCCAAAACTAAGCGGTTTAGGAAGGTTGCCAACGCCAACAAGCAAATAAATGGCGAGCTGGTTAATCCGCCCGTTGATGGCATTTTGACGCAACGGACAACCCTTTATGCAAGGCGTATTTCACCACCCATTCAGATATCATTGGGCAACTATGAAGTCCAGGCAAACGTACCTTATGCAGAAGTGCATGAAGATGACCGGCCCGTTTTGACCGCGGCATTGGAAGAGAAAGGACCAGAGATAATCAAAAACGCTGGAAAGTCCGTGGATCTTACCATTGAAAGGGCCGGGTTTAAATCTGTATGACTCAAACGGTTGAAAACAGAATAAAAAGCGCAGTACAGACTAAGCTAGAGGCCCTTGTAACCGCAGAAACCATCGTATCGATGTCTGTTACCAGTAGGGAATGGTGGAATGATCTAGCCTGTCCTGAGGATGGTGGTTATCATGTTGGCCTTATTTTTCTGCAAACTAAAAACGATCCTATTACGGGCTTTTATGAGGGCACCATCACAGTAGATGTAAGCGTGTTCATTGGCTTTGATACTGATATCGATGCGCTGCTAACCTCTACCGTCCGAACGTCGCTCGATGGCGTAACACAGGCCATTGATGGTGCTATGTTTGCGGATAGGACATGGGGCGAGCTGGCTATTGATACCGAATATTCCACAATGGAAGGTGCTGAATCATCCGACGTAGTCGAAGGAAATCAGGTTCGTATTTACCGATATTTCGATATCACGTTCCACTTTGACCCCAACGACCCAACCAAGGAATTATAACTATGAACTTTCAGTTTACGCAGATGAAATGTCCTTTTGATATGCTTATGGACGTTGTGCCAATTAAGGCCGATAGCCTCCAATGGATTCACAACGACGAAGTAGGCCGGTTTGAAATTGACGGGTGGAAGGTTGTGGAACTTGAAGCACAACCCGAGCCCGAAAAAGAAGAATCTAAACCAGAAAAAAAAGACACTAAACCCAAAGAAGAAAAGAAAGGTGGTAAATAATGGCCACAGCATTGGGACGCAATAGCAAGACATATTTTGTCACCCAACCCGTTTACGAAACCGCAGTAGCCCCCACGGGGGCAGACGCTGTTAAAATGAAAAGTAAGGTTGTTTTTACGGCAACCCAAAACGCCGAAAACCGGGACGATTATCACCCGTCCACCCGCGATATCATGGATGAGACCA